GCGAAGCCCTGTGTAAGTTTAGGTATGTAAGTCGTACAGGGCTTCAATAGAAAGGTGTACAAATGAATGCATTGAATAACATAACAGACTTAAATGCACTACGCACAATTGATAGCAGTGCAATGTTTAATGTTGTTAAAAAACCCATACATTTCAATCAAAATCGTGGAACGTATGAAGAAGAAATAGAAATACCGAATAGATATGCTCTTGTCAGAGAAGATAATTGTAAACCATTATCTGTTGTATCTGACAAATACAAAGTAAGACAATACGAACATTTAGTGGAGAAAGTTAATGAAAGCATTTTTAACTATTTTGATGGCAATATGGCTAATATCAAAATTACTGTTCATGATTGGGTTAGTCCTAATGGTGGCAAGTTTAAAAGGGATGTTTATTTTTGGGATAAAGGCATACCTGTCAAAGACCACTACAAAGAAAAAACAGTCCCGCATTTAAGAATTTATGCAAGTTATGATAGCCAATGGGCTGAACAAATTATTTTTGGTTCTGTCTATGTACTTTGCATGAATGGTATGGTACGACCTGAATGGCAATTCAAAGTATACAATAGACATAATACAAATAAAGAAACAGAATATACATCTGATATGTTTGCATCAGGATTAGATGCACAAGAACAATTAGGTAATGATCTGTTTAAACTATTACAACGAAAGGTAAATGATGCAGAAGTTCAATACTTATTTAAGAACACACTGGCCAGAGTTACACACAATCTATTATCGCATGGTACTAGTGATATTGCAATGCGTGACTTGGGTGACCTTTGGAATAGATATTCTTCTTCATATGGTCATACAATGTTTGCAGTTTATCAAACAGCAACTCATTGGAGTTCACACCCGATTACAAGAGGTCAAATACAATTGGTCATACGAAGAAGGGAACAAAAAGTAATTAATATGTTAAATAGTAATTACTGGAAAGGAATGATCTAATGAAAAAATATTTAGTAACAGTTATGGATGAAGAATATTGGCAAGTACCAATTAGTGCTGCATCCGAAGAACAAGCTAAACGAGCAATCAAAGCAATGATTGCAGAAAAAGATCATAGAGTAGAAGATCTTGAAAATGCAAACTTTGCTTCAGGAACTGTAAAAGTAATAGGAGTAGATAAACAGTGATACCTAAAAATATTAAAGCCGATATTAAAATGCGGCTTAAACCTATTATGTACGAAAACCCGAGTTATGAAGATACCATAATTTATCAAGCTGGTTTTAAAGCTGGGTATCGTGCAGCAATGACACATAAAACAAATTCTTTAATTAGAATTTATCAAACTAAATCTGAAAACATAAAACATGTTGATGTTAAAGATGAAATTGATTTCATTATAGACTCAGTTATTTCAATAATGCAAGTTAGTGAAAAAGAATTATATTCCGATTGTAGATTTAGAAAATTAGCTATATCTAGAAGTATTATAATGAACTTGCTTAGAGATATAACAGCTTTATCTTATCCAAAAATTGGAGAAGTTATGGGTGGCAAAGATCACTCAACTGTTATTCATCACGTAAGATTAAAACGTGATAGACATAGATTTTGGATTGATAATTCCGAAGCATGGGAAGTTTATAACAAAGTTTACAATGACTTTGTTGAAAAGTTTCAAGACAAAAATAGCTTGAAATAGGTAGTCATATACCGAAAGTAACCCCAGAATATTGTAAAAACCACTATATGTTGTGTTAAAAATGGTTATTTCTGGGGTTGCTCAACTTCACGTAGCATTTACAAAATGTGCGTTGTAGAGTATTGATTCGTTTATGGCTAATTATGCATTAGGAAATAAATTTCACGAACAACTTATACCGCAGTTTGTAGCTGTGCGAAAAAGCAAAGGTATATCTCAATTAGAAATGGATGAAATCCTTGGCGTTGCTAAAGGATTAGTTTCTAAATGGGAATGCGGTATTAGAAAACCAAGCGGTTGGTTATTCTGTTGTTGGGCTGATGCATTAAATTGTAAGCTAGAACTAAAGGAGAACAAATGAACGAAGAAATACAAGGTCTAACTAAAGATCCTATTTGTAATCAAGTTATTGAGTTAATTGTAAAACGTCACGTTCAAGGCATGAACAAGTTTGGGCAAACTATGGCTGCAAACGAAAGACCAATTAACGAATGGGTTGATGAAACAATTGAAGAACTTTTAGACGCAATACATTATCTAGTTAAATCTAAAACTATATTAGATAAATTTAAACAAGATAATAAAAGATTGCGTATTGCATTAAAAGCTTTTGAAGAAGGATCATTTAAAGATGGCAACAAGGAAAATCAAGCAACGACCACAAGTTGATTATTCAGCTTATCACAATGTCCAACAAGCTTGGAAAATGAAAATACTAAAATACTATCGTCAAATTGAAGATGACGTAGATAGATATGTTGAGTTTGGTAAAAGATTATTAGAAAATAAAATACCAAAAGATCAACTAGAACGATTAGATAAATTGATGAGGAAACATGAAGCGAATAAAAGAAAAGAATGGGAAGCTAGACAAAAAAATAAAGCTACACCGAATGGTCTTAAATTCCGCAAAATATACTCTTGACGGATATTATTATGATGGTAAGAATGCATATAGATTGTATATTAAAAATAGAACGTAAGTATGAAAAACTATACAGTAACAATAACATTCAATACTCATTCCGAAAATAATTTAATTAAAACACAAAAATCAAAAATTATAAAAATTCTAAAAACATTTTTTTGGAATACAAAAAACTTTAACTACGAATGGAAAGAGGTACGTAATGACAGTAGATAGAAAAACATTCATAGGTGGTTCTGACGCTACAAGAATTGTAGAAGGTGATTGGTATCAGCTATGGTCTGAAAAGACTGGTGAGTCCGAACCCGCAGATCTTTCAGAAGTGTTACCAGTACAAATGGGTATTGTAACAGAAGATCTAAACTTAAAATGGTTTGAAAGGTTATATGATAAAAAAGTTACAGCTAAACAAAAGTTTATGCGTCACAAAGATTATGATTTTATTTGTGCTAATCTTGATGGTTTAGTTAAAAAAGATAACGCAGTTATTGATGCTAAACATACTAATGCATTTAGCACACCATCTAAAGTAGCAGATAAATACAATACTCAAATGCAACATTACATGATGGTTACAGATTGTGAGAAAGCATATTTATCTACATTCTTTGGTAACATGAAATATGAATTAGTTGCTATTGATAGAGATCAAGAGTTTATAAATCGTTTATTAAATGCCGAGTTATTATTCTGGCACTTTGTAGAAAACAAAAAAGCACCACCAGAATATATGGCTTTTGATAACTTTGATAAGGAGAACACAGATGACCAAATCATACCCGTACTCAGCAGGGCATAAAGAAGATGGTACATCAAAAGCTGCTGCTGAATTAATTGATGCAGGTACAAAAACCATAAGAAAACAAGTATTTGATATTATTGCAAATAAAGGAAATTATGGTGCTACTGCTGATGAAGTTGCAGATCTGTTAAATCTTAGTCAGTTTACTGTAAGACCAAGAGTAACAGAATTGTATAAGCAAGGAAAGATTACACGTGCTGGAAAGCGTAAAAACAAATCAGGTTTAAATGCATACGTGTATGTATTAAGTAAAGAACATTTAAACCAACAACTTATGGAAGGTAACAAAGTATGAATGAAGAAACTATCCAAAATGAAAATAGCAATCTAGCTATCTGGAATGAGTTTAAACATACAGATCCAAAGTTTACTAAAGCTTTTGCTAAGTTTGGTAAACAGTTAACAACTACAGATCCAATGTATCAAGTCAGAAAAATGACAGATAGATTTGGCCCAGTAGGTAACTTATGGACTTATGCTGTAAACTATACTTACACAGAAAAGTTAGTATTTGCTGAATTAAAAATTGGTTGGAGAGAATCTAAATCAGAAGCTTTCAATTGGTATGGCCCAGTAAGTACAGTTAATCCATTATATCAAAAAGATAGATTGGATGATGAGGCACCAAAGAAAGCTATGACAGATGCTATGACCAAAGCGTTTTCGCATTTAGGAATGGCAGCAGATGTATTTATGGGCATGTTTGATAACGTCAAATATGTAGAAGCCATGAAAGAAAAATTTTCTGGCAAAGTAAAACATACTGTAATTAAACCAGAAACAAAGGAGAAACCTGATGTTAAATAAAGTAATGTTAATTGGTAATCTTGGAGATAATCCAGATATCAAAATGACTAAAAACAATGATAAATTTGCAAAGTTATCTTTAGCTACAAACAAAAAAGTTAAAGATGAAGAAAAAACAACTTGGCATACTATTACTGTTTGGGATCCACGTTTAGCAGAAAACTTAGAAAAGTACACAAAAGTAGGATCTAAGTTGTATGTTGAAGGTGAGATTGAAGTTAGACAATATACAAATTCTGAAGGCAAAAAAGTATATGCAAGGGATATAGTTGTTCCTAGATATACTGGTGTTATCAGAATGTTAGATCCTAAACCTTCTTCTAAACCAGCAGCACCTAAACAATCTGATGGTAACGAAGAATATTCGGATCAGTTTTAGAGTTTATATTGAGTCGCCTCTCAGTATAATTAGACTGCCAACACAGTCTATGTGAAAAGGCAACTAACATTGATTGTTGGTTAGTTAGCAGCAAAGCGGG